GTATTACTGGAGATGCAGATTGGACTAAGCATAAGATTAATATAGCAACTACTGGTTCAACTACTACTGATTCAAACAGAATGGGAGCAACAACTATCAATGATGCTTGTATATCAGCTTGTGGAGATATGGCTACAGACTTCACACTTGCCATCATGCATTCGAATGTTGCTAATAAACTGGCTAACCATCAGTTGCTTGAGTATAGCAAGTACACAGATGCAATGGGTATCACTAGAAATCTTCCAATAGGACAGATAAATGGTAAGACTGTTGTAATCAATGATAATGTTCCTACTAAATCATCTTCAAGTGATACTGATGAATTTGAGTACACAACTTATGTCCTTGGACTTGGCTCACTCAGATATGCACCAGCACCAGTTGATGTACCTTCCGAAATGGATAGAAACCCAGATACAAATGGTGGACTTGATATGATATACACTAGACTCAGAGAATGTATCCATCCTTATGGCTTCTCATTCAAGGGTGATGTTACAACTGATGTAGGTGTTCCAGATGCCGTTCTTACTGCTAGTGCTTCATACGAAAGAAAACTGCCAGCAAAGGCAATCAAAATGGTTAGAATTGTAACTAACTAGTAGAGGAGATAATGAGTATGTATATTTATCAGAACGGTAAGTTATATGCTCGTAAAGATGATAAGCTAGTCGGAGTGGATTTCTGCTCCGACCAAGCTATTCCTGTTGAGGGAACTGAATGTGAACTTGCAGAAATATATCAAGACTTATCTCTTTATGAGGTATTACGAAAGTTTCAGATTATAAATGGTAAGGATTATAAATTCCCTAGAGAGGTTGAGGTGAAAGCTGATGTCACAATCGAGCCAGTTGTCAAGCCTAAAAGAACTCCTAGGAAATCCATCAGTAAGTGATAGTATACTCCAGTTTTATCTGGATTGTGCTAGAGATATTATATGTGAGTTGAGAAACACAGATATGATTGAACTTAAATATTTAACAATCCAAATTAGAATGGCAGTTGAAATGTACAATAAAAGTGGTGCAGAAGGTCAAACTGCTCATAGTGAAAATGGAATTGCCAGAACCTATGAGAAAGGTGATATATCAGATTCACTTTTATCTAAGATTACTCCAGCAGTTAAAACCCCATTCTCAGAAGTTAGGATTGTTACAGTATGAGAACTTTAGGAATCAATAAAACAAAGTTATGGCTTGTTAGACAATCTGGTGTTACAGATAATTTTGATTCTGATGGATTTAAAACTGGAGAAAAGATAAAAGTTTATAGCACACCGACAATTGTTTATATAAATATTTACCCTTCAAACGGTAAGATTGTAGAACAGATATTTGGTAAAGATTATTCATGTGATATGATGGCAGTAAGCAACGAAGTACACTTGCTAAAAGATGATTTGTTATTCTTGTCATTACCAGTAAGTAATTATGATGAAACTTATGATTATAGATTGGACAAAATAAACAAGAGTATTAATACCACAAATTATGGATTAAGGATGCGAACTTAATGTTTAAGGATATACAAGTAAACATAGATATTAATAATATTGATGTTGGCATTAGAGAATGGAAAGAAGTTCACGCAAAGTTTCAACGAGGTTATGAACTTGGAATAGAGGAATTAGCAATTAGAGTTGAAGGTAAGATTCAAGAGTATTTAGATATGTATGGTCTTGGAGGTAGCGAATTATCAAGTACGGTTCACATATCAGAAGTTGAAGGTGGATTAAGAGTTGAAGTTGGCACAGACTATGCTATGTATGTTGAATATGGAACTGGTATCGTTGGTGAACAATCTCCACATCCCCATCCTTGGGCATATGATATAAACAATCATGGAGAACAAGGATGGCAGTATATTGGAAAAGATGGTAGACTTCATTGGACTATGGGTTCAGAAGCTAAACCTTTCATGTACAATTCATGGTTATGGGCAAAGCGAAGTGCATATAATATCATAATGAAGAACATAAGAAAACAATTCAAGTAGGAGGATACGGTATTGATAATTGATATAACAAATGAAGTTTTGACATACGTTCAAACTAATTACCCAACTATGAATTTATTATCTACCTATCCATCCACAACACCAGTTTTCCCATGCGTGGTAATGGAAGAAATGACTAATAACCAATTAAAGGAAACGGTTGATAGTGATGGTGAACATCATAGTGATGTGATGATTCAAGTTGATATTTTCACTCAAGGAGATAGAAAAATATCAGATGCCAAAGCAATCAGAAAACAGATAGATGATATAATGAGTGGTTATTATAAAATGGGTAGAACTTATTCTGGTATAACTCCAAACTTCTTGGATACAAATATATACCGATATACCTTGAGATATTCATTTATAGTAAGTGAAAATAAAGTTATATATAGGGGGTAAAATAAATGGCGGTTTCAACAGTTACTACCACACTAAATTATAAAGTTTTAGTTGGAGATAGTTATGCTAAGTTGTGCGATATAGTTAGTTATCCAGATTTGGGTTCAGCACCTTCCAAACTTGATACAACTGATTTAGCACAGACTAGTGTAAAAACTAATATTCTTGGACTGCAAGATGCACCAGATTTAACATTTGAGTGTAATTATGATGAAGCAACGTATAACACAATAAATGCTTTGAATAAATCTACTGTATATTTCATACAATTATTGTTTGGAACAGATGGTGCATTTACTTGGACTGGTCAAATAAGAGCATATGTAACTGGTGCTGGTGTTGACGAAGTTCGTAAAATGAGCATAGTCATTGGAACTTATACACCAATTGCATTCGCAGTAAACTAATAGGAGGTAAATTATGGCAATATTAAGTACAGCTAATACTACACTTAATTATTGTGCCACTCAAGGTGGAGTATATACGAAACTTGTTGATATAGTTTCTTATCCAGATATGGGTGCTTCTCCATCTAAGTTAGACACAACTGACCTAAGTGCTACGGTATCTAAGACTAATATTCTTGGACTGCAAGATGCACCAGATTTAACCTTTGAATGTAACTATGATGAAACAGCATATAATACTTTGAAAGGTCTTACTGGTACTTACTGGTTTAACCTATTCTTTGGAACTGCTGGAGCAGATGGTATATTCGAATGGCAAGGAAAAATAAACGTATTTAGTACTGGTGGTGGAGTAGACGAAGTTAGAAAAATGTCTGTAGTTGTATCTAATGCTACACCAATAACTTTCGAATATTCTGCTTAATAAAATAATGTGAAATTGTAGGAGGATGGAATGAATATTAATATTGATGGCAAAGATGTGGAATTAGGATTCTCATATAACTCATTCAAGTATATGCAAGATTTTGACCTAAGTGAATTGGTAGGAATGGAAGGTAAACCTTTCAAGATTATAACAATTACGGAAAGCCTATTAATAGGAGCAGTTAATTGTGACCCTAAAGTTAAGTTTCCAGAAGCCAAAGTTACAGAGTTCCTTGAGGAATATGTAGTTGAAAATTCTATAGCTGACTTGTTAGAGGAATTAATGAAACTGTTGGAGGATTCACATTTTTTCAAGTCACTTCAAAAGACGAACCAGAAAGCACCAATGAGTGTGCCGAAGAAGAAGAAATAATTGCCGACACTTTTGAAGATGAATTAGATAGTATACCCTTCTTGCAAAAGATAGAGGATGAAGTTTTACCTAATGCCTTAATGATAGGGGTTGATTATGATTTGTTTTGGACATTAAATCCTAAATCATTATCCCCATTCGTTAAGGCTTTTTCTTTGAAGCAGAAACATGAAGATGCTTTGGCATGGTCACAGGGTATATATATCAGACTGGCAATTTCAAGTTGTTTAAATAAAGCAAGTAAATATCCAGAAAAGCCAATGATGGCTGATAAGATTAAAGTTGAACCAGAAAAGCCTATGAGTATGGAAGAAATAAAAAGAAGGTTTATGGCTCATGCTAATGATATAAATATAAAATTTAGAAAGGAGGTAACTAATGGCTAAAGATACTATGGGTCTTGGCATACTGATTAGTGGTAATGCAAAAGGTGGAATAAAAGCTATTGATGATACAACTAGTTCTTTTAAAAGACTGGGAACTGCTACTAAGGGTACTGCCGATAGTATGTCTAAATTTTATGATAAAACCAGAAATACAAATAACGCATTAAACAATATAGCAAAAGATGCAAACCGTTCTGCTGAAGGACTTTCAAAAATGGGAAAGGCTATGAACCAGATGGCTGGTGCTACTGGAGTTTATATGCTTGCAAATGCACTTTCAAAAGCAATACAATCCTCTATGGATATGATAGAAACAGTCAATCTGTTTAGTGTATCAATGGGAGATATGGCAGTTGAAGGTCAGCAATTTGTAGTTGCTATGAGTGATGCCTTTGGATTTGACCAGACTAACATACAGAATGCAGTAGGTAACTTTAATCTGTTGGCTAGGTCAATGGGATTCTCAACAGAACAGGCACAAACTTTATCTACTAATACCTATAAACTAGGTAAGGATTTGGCTTCATTAACCAATGTACCTATAAATCAAGTTATGCAAGATTTACGTTCTGGTTTGATAGGTCAGACTGAAACTGTATATAAATATGGTATGGACTTAACAGAAGCAAGTTTGGGAGCAGAAGCAGTTGCACAAGGTATAACTAAGTCAGTAAGGTCAATGTCACAGGGAGAGAAGATGGCATTAAGGTATTCCTTGATGTTGAAACAAAGTACTTTGGCTCAAGGTGACTTTGCACGAACTATTCAATCTCCAGCTAATCAGTTGAAGGTTCTTAGTGAAAGATTTGTTACACTTGGTAGGTCAGTTGGTTCAATGTTCATTCCACTACTTACTTCTATCTTACCATATCTGAATGCGTTTGTCAAGACTCTTACTGGAATATTTAATACGATAGCAACATTCTTCGGTTATGTTCCACCAACAGTAAGTGATATGTCTGGAACATTTAGTGGAGTAGAAGATGGTGCTGATGCAGCAACTGATGCAGTAGATGGTACAACTACGGCAATAAAAGAAATGAAAACTGCTACACTTGGTATAGATGAACTTAATCTCATTCCAGATACTTCGGCTAGTGATAGTGCAAAAAAAGCTGGCTCTGGTGTAGGTGGAGCATCTATATTACCTAATTTTGAAATGCCATCATATGACGATTTAATGAGTTCAGTTAAAAACACTAGTGATGAAATAGCTAAGAGCATGAAAACTGTTTGGGATAATTTTGTTAAGTTATCACAACCGTTGATATTCGCAAATTGGGAGTCACTTAAATATAGTGTTGAGCAACTTGGTAAAGCATTAGGTAATCTAGGTAAAGTATCCCTTGCTGGATTATCATGGTTCTATAAAGAAGTATTAGTTCCAATAGGTGTTTGGTTAATTGAAAAAGGATTGCCAGCATTCGTAAATGTACTCGCTCAATCATTCCAAACTTTAGCAGATGTATTTACTGCACTTGCACCAGAAGGTCAGAAGTTTACTGAGAACATAATAAAACCTTTAGGAGAACTGGCTGGAACATTCATAATAGATACTCTTAACGGAATAACTGGAGCATTAAAAGGTATAAGTGATTGGGCAAAGAATAATAAAACTGATGTAAAAGCTTGTGCTGATATTATTGCTGGATTCTTCACAGTATGGCAAGTTGGTAAGATGGTTGAATTTGTAACCAATGCTGGTGGAGTAGTAGACGCATTGTTGAAGTTTAAAAACGGTTTCATGGAACTAACAATAATAGAAACTATAGCAACTACCATGACAACCATATTTACTGGTGCTTGTTGGTTGCTGGAAACTGCTATAGCAGTATTAACTTCTCCAATAACTTTGACTATATTAGCAATAGCAGGAGTAATCGCAATAGGATATTTGCTTATAAAGAACTGGGATTTAGTTATCCAGACTGCTCAAAATCTAGCAATGGGAACTGCTAATGCATTCCGTAATCTTGGAGATTGGATGCAGAAAAATGTTGGTGATAAATTAACCAAGATGTTTAATGACACTTGGAATAATATATACAACAATATAAGATGGGCAATTAATGGTATAATAGGTTTAATGAATGGTATGATAGATGGTATGGGAGGTTTGATTGAAGGTATATTAGTTGGTATCAATAAAATGATATTAGCTTTCAGTTTAGCAAAATCGGCTCTAGGTATTGCTGGATGGGTATATCCAATATCATTCTCAACATCAATGCCCCATATACCATATCTCGCAAAGGGTGGACAGTTAGATGCTGGACAACAATTTGTAGCAGGGGAATCTGGAGCAGAGATGATTGGTAGTTACAAAGGTAAGACAACCGTTATGCCATTGGAGAATACAGACTTTGTACAAGCTATGCATGATGCAGTTCTTAGTGCAATGACTAAGAGTGGGGCAGAGAATAACCAAGTTATAGAGAATGTAGTAAATCTTGATGGTCAAGTTATATACGCAAATCAGCAGAAGGTTTCAACTCAACGAGGTAAGAACTTTGGAATGGGGGTATTCGCAAGATGATAAGTAATGGTTTTATTAAAGTGAACGGTGTGGTACTCCCATACCCTTCCTATGGTGTTAATATTCAAAGACAACAGTTTGTAGATAGTGCAAGAAATGCTTATGGT